ACTCACACGCTCGTCGATTATCACGGTAGAGGCTCCCTCTCGGTCATTGAACCCGAGATGGGGCCAGTAAGGAGCATTTCCGCAATAACGCTTCTTAAGATAGAAGTGGATGCCAACGGAGATGATATTCCTACAAATTTGTAGGGTACCACCTCTTTAGGCGTCTCTAAGTAAACCTGTCGGGTCTTTTGCAAGATCCGATAAGCTAATTCAGAAACCCTTCGAAGTTCCTTCCTGGCTTGCCAATCTATAGTAAGCCAGTTAGTTTCTTCAAAAGAGGGAGTTGCCTGAACCCAATTAGAGGCGATTACCATGTCTTCATAAGACGGGTGATCTTTGGACGACACCTTCTTGTCCAAATACGAACCTTTCGTATAGGAGTCGAAGGTAGTCACCCTCAGATCACTTGCGGATTGGGCATAACACTTGTTTTCAAGTGCCTGCCAAACCATGTCATATGAAGTCCATCGGACAGTGTACACCGTTAACCATCGAATTAGAGCATTAATCCGCTCAATTCGAGAAGTTAAAGGTGCTGCAGCCTGAACGAAACCTCGCTGTTTCCAGCGATGGTCTCGCCCTTTTGGACACTTAGTCGGTTTCAAGAGTTTAACCCACTTCGACCTCGAAAGAGGCTTACGCGGGACGTGATAAAGGTTTTCACCTTCACGTTGCCCTTTACACAACATACACTCGTAAACTGGAACAGCGGTTAAACCGCTGTCCCAGAGAGATCCTAAGAGATATTTCTCCCAAGATTTCTCGAATGCATGTCTCGACCAAAATGGTTGACGACGTTTGTGTCTGGCCACATCCGTTACTAAGTCAATTGCTGACTTAACATAAGCGGATGCCAGGAGTGGTAGTCTAAGAGGATCGAACGCTACTCCGCGCCCCGAAGGGTCTAGGAGAGCACCAATCCCTTGAAGATTACCTAAAGAGCTCCAGGCAATTAACCGCACTCTCTCGTTAAGGGACCCTTTAGAGTTCCTTAATCGAGGGTGGGACTGAAGGGCTTCCAATATTCCTTCTGGATCGACCCTAAAAGCCTTATCTCTAAGATCTTTCAGGAGGGATGGCAAGATCAAAGGATCTCGCCAAACCGCTATCAACACTCCCGCTCCAACTGGTGTATAATCTACATCAGCCGAAAGCAGGCGCTTCGCGAATTCGCAGACTCCTCTCGAGGAGACTAACGATTTCGCTAAGTTGACTTCGACCCCTAAGATTCGACACGCCTCTAAGTAGTTTTCAGCTACTTTGTCGTTGGCGATGACAATGTCATCCCCTAAGACAGCGTAGTCTGGGAACCACCCAGAGTACCCAGCCTTGGATGCGGACCACTGAACCATCACATGATGACTCAGGGCCAGCATTGCCCAAGAAGAGTAAGCCCCCATCGGTTGCCCGACGGAGTAGCGGTAAGGTGTTTCACCTAACCACCAGTGTCTAGACACCAAGAGCTCAGCCCAAAGGCGAGCCCGGCGCTCTCCCACAAAATGAGAGAGTACCG